GGGTCGAGCAGCTTCTCTGAATAGGTCTTTTTTGCCATAAGGCTTCTCCGCAAACTCCCAGAAAGAAACACAGGCAGGCGGGGAGTACGCTTTTCGGTCAGCTAATTACTTCTGACCTAGCCCTGTTTCAAAACATTATATCAGTTAAACCAAAGCCACATCCCATGCAGGATGCCGATTGGGAAAAAGATTGCGCCAGCTACCAAGAAGCCCCAGAAGCCTTGTGCAAAGCAAGTAAAAATGTGGGTAAGCCAGGCAAAGCCACACAAGAAGGCAATAAATCCACCCATCATGCTTCCTTTACAAAAATACCGTTCTTGTTCAAGAAGCCTTTGCGGTCTTTGATTTCTTGATAAGCACCTTCTAAGCAAGTCACAAGGTCAAGGTCAGCAATGGCACAGCCCATGATCAACGTCACCAAGATGTCGCCATAAGCGTCAGCAATAGCTGCCTTATCGTCATTTCGCAACGCATCAACTAGCTCATCAAGTTCCTCTTGCGTCTTGATAGCTTGGGCAAGTGGGTTGGAGTTTTGAACGATTCCTCGCTTCTCCCCCCATTGCACGACTTTCATTTCTAAGTCTGCGTAGCTCATTGTTTGTCTTTCAAAAGTTCAGGAAAGTAAAGTTGTATTTGCCATAGGCGCGACTTAGGAATGACTCCGTTCTTCTTCCAAAGATAAACAGAAGTCCTTTCTACGCCTAATAGCCTAGCAAGCTCACTCTGTGAGCCTGCGTTCTTGATAATCTTGTTGATGTCCATGTTTTTAGTGTAAGGTAAAATTGACATAAATACAACACTCCTTCAACTTTTTCTTTGTTTGTTGTAAATCCTGTCAATTTTGCTATACACTTCATACATCCCGCAGCGCAACGCAAACGGTAACTTAGGAAACATTATGAAAATGAAATCTCAACTTAACGACACCACCCGCACCTACCCTCGCACAATGCAAGAGGCCTACCCAAACACTTATGACGCTATTCAGGCTCGTCAACGTTGGGAATGGTTAGAAGCTCATCAATCAGACGTTAGCCAACAAGCTGAGTTTTGGGTCTACATGACACTTGCCTTTGCCGCAGGTTTCTTAGTTTCTCATCTTTGGGGTTAAACATGAAATACGTTTTGTTCTTATCCCTGTTTTTGGTGGCTTGTTCGTCAAACAAACCAATCTTGTCATCAGACCCAAAGTTGGAAGCCCCCAACCAAGAACTAATTGTTGACCCACGGATTCAATCAATGGGTCGCAATGAAGTCATTGATGCCATCAAACAATGTGAGACTGCGGGACTACGAGCCATTCCAATCTATGCCAAACGTAAGATTGCGGGTTACTCAGTTGAAACAGTCGTAGAAGTAACCTGTGGCCCACGCTACACTTTTTAAGGAAACACATTAGTTTACCTACAAGGTGATACAATAGCGCAACGGCCTGATGCTACCAACACCAAGCCGTCACTTCTCAAACCATCGTTATAAAGGCAACGACAGCATGAGCAACGTTATTTTATCTGGCGATTGGATTCAACATCCAATTTACAAAGACTACTATTTTTCTAGATGTGGGAAAGCTGCATCTTTAAAAAATGGCAAATTTAGAATTCTTAAAGGAACAACTTGTGGTCAATATGGCTACAAAGCTGTTTGCGTTGAAAGCAAAAAGAAAATTTACATTCATAGAACTGTTTGTGAACTTTTCAATGGAGCATCAACGCCAGGTCTTGAGTGCCGTCATTTGGATGGAAACAATCAAAACAATGACGCATCAAATCTTAAATGGGGTACACCTTCTCAAAATGCTTATGACAAAGTTTCACACGGAACTGTTGGATTTGGTGAAAAAAATCCAATGGCAAAGTTAACAAGAAACCAAGTTAACGACATAAGAAATCGAGTTGCAAATGGAGAATCTCAAATCTCTATGTGTAGCATCTTTAATGTAAGCCCAATGACTATTAGTCGGGCAGTAAGAAAGGAATCTTGGAAATGAAAAACATAGCCACCGCTTTAGTTAAGGCTCAAAAAGAATTTGGACCAGCTCTTAAAACAGCAACCAATCCTCATTTTCGTAGCAAATATGCAAATCTTTCAAGTTGTGTTGAAGCAGTAATTGATGCTTTAAACAACAATGGTATTTTTTTGTTGCAAAAAAACTACGACCATCAAAATGGAATTATGGTGGAAACTGTATTTGTTCACGAATCTGGAGAAATGCTTGAGTGTGGTTGTTTGTTTTTTCCAGCAGCAAAAAATGATGCTCAAGGATTTATGAGCGCCTTGACATATGGTCGTAGAGCATCCTTGATGGCGGCTTGCGGAATTGCACCAGAAGATGATGATGGCAACAAAGCCTCACGCGCTGAAAAAACTGTGGTGGATTCCAACTTGATGGCTGATCACCTGTTGGCTATTCAAGACGCTACTGATGAAGCAACCCTGAAGACTGCTTATCAAGCAGCTTACAAGGCTTGTGGCACAGATGCCAACTGGCAAAAGAAAGTAATTGCAGTCAAAGATGAAAAGAAAGCGGCACTAAGTTAATGCGGTTATGGTTTATAATTTTGTAAACCATTACAGCAAAGGCGAATATGCTTAAATTTTTATCTGAAACATCACAACGATCAAAAGATGGCCATATCAAATGGGTCTGTCAATGTGATTGTGGTGATGTGTCTGAATACATTGCAACTAGAGTAAAACATCACCGAGTTAGTCAATGTAAAAAATGTGGCTCTCATGCGGCTGGAATAAAAAAAACAACTCATGGCATGAAATACACAGGCACTTATTCGTCTTGGGCTTCTATGAAAGATAGATGTTTTAACAAAAACTCAAAAGATTTTGATAGTTATGGCAATAGAGGAATTACCGTTTGCCAAAAATGGGCAGATTCTTTTGAGCAGTTTTATCTTGATATGGGAGAAAAACCAAAAGGAAAATCAATTGACAGAATTGATAACAACCTTGGATATTTCAAAGAAAACTGTCGTTGGGCAACACATTCAGAACAACAAAAAAACAAATCAAATTCTTGCGTTTGGCTTGTTAATGGAAAGCTGTATGAATCATTGCAAGAAGCCGCAGATGTTTACAAGGTAAAAAAACAAACAATTATCAAATGGGTTGATGGTTGGACAGACAAACGTAGAAACAAAGAATGGAGCGCAAAAGATGGATGCAAACGAATCGCTAAATATTAAGCAGGGAACGCCCGAATGGATGGCTCAAAGAATTGGCCGAGTAACTGCTAGCCGTGTTGCTGACGTTATCGCCAAGACAAAGACAGGTTACAGCACAAGCCGTGACAACTACATGGCTCAGTTGGTTTGTGAGCGTATGACCAACACCGTGGCTGAATCCTATTCAAACTCGGCTATGCAATGGGGAACTGAAACAGAACCATTGGCTAGGGCGGCGTATGAAGCCCATGCTGACGTTTTAGTAGATGAAGTTGCCATGATTTCCCACCCAACGATTGAAGCCTCTGGCGCTTCTCCTGACGGCTTGGTGGGTGATGAAGGAATGCTTGAGATTAAATGCCCTAACACAGCGACCCATATTGATACACTTTTGAGCCAAACAGTGCCAGGTAAGTACAACACCCAGATGCAATGGCAGATGGCTTGCACTGGTCGCCAATGGTGTGACTTTGTGTCATTTGACCCAAGGTTGCCTACAGAGCTTCAATTGTTTGTAAAGCGTGTCCCACGGGATGCCGCTTACATTGCAATGCTTGAAGAAGAAGTCCAAAAGTTCCTCAAAGAACTAGATGGAAAAATTACGAAACTTAACGAACTGAAAGAAAAAAATGGCAGTAATCTATGAAGTGACTGTAAAAGCTGGCACATACCAAAAGGATGGTCAGGAAAAGACCCGTTACCAACGCATTGGTAGCGTGATTGAAACCAAAAAAGGCCCAATGCTGAAACTTGACCAAGTTCCTTTGGTTGAAGGCGGATGGGAAGGTTGGGCTTACCTTTTTGAGCCAAAAGAAGGCGACCAGAAGTTTGCGCCAAAGAAGCAATCAAACGATGGCTTCCCAGATGATGATTTGAATTTCTAAGATTTCGGTGGGAAAGCGGATGCTAGTTAGCTGTTGTACACAGTGACCATAAAGAAACGCTAGTGCAGCGAGTACCACCACCCATTTGCATAGGAACGAATATGTTTAAATTTTTCAGAGCAAGAGCAACAGATGCAATCACCAGCTTTCAAGCGGCTGATTCAATCAAAGACGTGGCCAAGATGCACCAAGAAGTCATTGTGGCTGCATTGCAACGATTTGGCCCAATGGGTAAAGATGGCATTGCCAAACAGACAGGCTTACAAAGCAACCAAGTAGCAAGACGTTTGAGCGAGTTGGAAAAGATGGATTTAATTGAACAGACAGGCATCACCGTCAAATCAAACAGCGGCAGGCAAGAACGTGAATGGCGTTTCAAGCCTTTTCAACAGGACTTGCTGTGATTGAACTTTTGATAATCGGACTTTTAATTGATTGGATGCTAGATGATTAACGCTTTTTCACCTGACTACGTTAAGACGTATATGCCAGAATTTATGTCAACAATTCGCAAAGAATCAGACGCAAAACTGAATGGTCAGAAATTTGGAACAATGGCTAGGGCTACACGCGAAAGCGATGGCAGAGCCAAGACAAGCGTTTTGAGCGACTTTCCCAAGACCAAAGCGCGTGTTTCCACAGATGTAACTATGTTTTATGTTTACTCAAAGGCAGGGATGCCAAAGGGGATCAAATGAACGGCAAAGGCGACAAGCAACGCCCAACAGACCACAAGAAATGGTCAAGCGGTTACGACAACATCAAATGGACAAAAGAAGAAGATGAAGAATTCGACAGAATTTCAGCAGTACAAGACAATCCTAGCGCCAAATGCACCGTGGCCTTACCAGCCATTGCAGGCCAAAGAGCCAAAACCAGTTAAGCCACCAAAGTCCAATGAAAACAGGTCAAAGATTGCCGTCACACATCGAAAGCGTGACAAGTTATCGGGGCGACTCTTGCCAAACGATTGGATGGCTTGATCGTGAGCAGCGTGTTGCAAAGGTCAAAGAACAAAGGCTTTGGCGTTGCAAACGCTGTGACGAATATTTCCAAACACTAGCAGAAGCAAGGGAACACAAACATGGTTGAACTAATTGGCTTTTTGTTTGCCGCAGTAGCCCTATATTTGGCTGTGTTTCTTGTTGTCCTTGCTTTGTTAGTTGCTCAAGACTGAAGGACAGCTAAAGCCTCATTGGTGTGCTTGATTCGGTCATCTAAACCAATCGTGCCACCATTGATTTTCTTGGTTAATCCAACCCAATCAGCAGCTTCAGCCAAAGCGTTGCAGTTGTGGGTTGACCAGAACCAGCCAGCAGTTAAAGCTGCATATTTTGGAGTAGCAACCAAGCCAGGCTCCATCACAAAGTCAACGCCAATTGCCTTTGATGCGTAAAAGTAGTTGCTATATCCAGTTAATTGGATGCAACCTCTTCCACGAAAACGATAACCATCCCCTGATGACTCGTCTCTGTTTCCCATACGTGCGCTGTAAACAGTATTGGCGATCAACTTAGGATTGCGTTGACATACTTGTGCTTTGTTGTTGTCAAACCTTTTAGGCCACAACTTGCATAAGGATTCAGCTTTGTAATTTAAGTTTTCTTCAAGGATGCGAAAGTTTCCGCACTCATGCCCACATTGACCAATGAAAGCAGCTTGCTGGCGCGGTGTGCTAATTCCAAAACGCTCAAATGTTTCATTCAAAGCATCAACCCATTCAGCACCAATATGAAGTTTTGCTAGTTGTTCAGCGTTCACCACTTAAAGTCTCCTTCACTTGGTTGTAACGGTCGATGCAGGAGTTGAGTTCAATGATTGCTCTGTCTCCCTCGGCAACGAGCCTGATAAGGTCTTCAACAGTCTGTCCGTCAAGTTCGGCTCTCTCTTTACCATCGTTGCTGGCAGTGGGGGAACATCCACTCTTGGCGGTTGTGGTGACGAACAACCTTGGGCGACTAGCAAGAACGCCAGACAGCTTAGTTTCAAACTCATGTTTAACAAATGTGTCTTTAGCATCTTGTTCATTTTTCAACCTCGCCATTTCTGTGTTTTTTTGAGCAATAACAATTTGATCTTCCATATCCTTTTGGGCATAACCTTTGTGGTGTCCATAAAAATATGTGCTTAGAGCAAATGCAATAGCCACAATAATCATCCAAGGGTTAATCATCTTTCACCAGCCCTTGCTGCGGCAATCTCTGCGCGTACCTCATCAGACTCAAGATGCTCTGGTGGTGTTGTTGGTGGTGGTGGTGGAACCCAAGTCTCATCTAATTCAGGATTGACCCATACAGGCAATGCACCTGATGGGTCAAGAGGCTTTGGGGGCGTTGTACTCCCAACAGTCGTCTTTTCAATGGTTGCGCTTATGCCACCACTTACTGCGTTAATACCTTTGCGGCTCATTACGCCACCGATACCGCCAACGACCAAAAGAACAATGTCGTTCAACATCTTGGTGTAAGCCATGTCAATAGGAGCCATTGACTTGATTGGCTGGACAACAAAGGTCACAGAATAAAGCAAAGCACAGACAATGAAGGCAAGGATTAGCGTCACAATAATGACAACAAAACCCCAGACGTAGGTTTCAATCTGTTCAACGCTCAGACGATGCTGTTGGTTGGGCTGGTTCAATTTTCTTCTCCAATACAGGGGCAACAAGATATTCTGGGCAAGTTTGAGTAAATAAGCAACGTGGCTTTTGACACTCTGGCAAGTTAAAGTTATCAGGACTTTGGCATGGGTATCGGTATCTGTCTTCACAGCCAGCCAAAATAAAAGCGACAAGAGCCGCAAACAAAATCAACCACTTCATTTCAGCTTTTCCTTTACTTGTTCTTTCAGCTTACGCAATTCACGGGCTTCTTTTTGAATCTCTGCCTTCATCCATAGCGTTTCCACATAAGCAATGAAAGACAGTGCAAACACCACGACCAGCACAGCCAAAACAATTAGATGTGCCAAAAAGACGCTCGTTGAATCGCTTGGTTTTTTACTTGCCACAACAACCACCCTAAAAACAGCAACCCAACTATAGCAACACCAGCATCAATTGATTTCTCGGCAACCTCACGCATCAACTCATCTTGCTCACGCTTCAAAATAGCATCTTCTCTTGCCTGCTTTTCACGCGCAATCCTTTGTTCTTCTTCAATCTGCTTACGCATTTCTTCAAACTGCGACCACAAAGCACCCAATTCAGGTGGGCTGTGGTAAACCATCTGTTCCCGCAACTCCACTTGCATAGCCAACAGTTTCTGACGCACCATGATTCGTTTCAAAGCCATGCGCTTCAATGAAGTGCCAGCGGCTTGGACTTTTTTAGCTTCCCTTTCCTGTTCCCAGAAAAGCTCTTCTAACCTGTCAAACGCATCAAACATATTCCCAAGTTCGTCACCAATCTTGAAAATAACTTGGTCAGGGTCTGCTTTTGCTACTTCCGCAACACGCGCTTTCGCTGCCTCAACCTTCTTAGCCTGTTCTTTCGTAATTGGTTTACCAGAGAATTGACCAGAAATTTCATCATAGATTTGCTTTACGTTGCCAGCTACACCCTTGACTTCTTTGTAAAGAGCGCAGCCCTCTTTGACTAGCTGAAAAGCCGTTGTCGCCGCGAATAACGCAGTCCCAATTGGCACATCACAAACCGATTAACTTTTTAAAGAACTCAGCAGCAGCACCAGGCCCAAGCAACACGGCTGCAAGGACTGCGTAGATAAGATATTGCATCTTGTCCATGCGCTCTGCACCCTTGTCAAGTCGGTCAGTGATAGTTTCGTATCTTTGGGCGCACACGGCCTCATGTGTGTCTAATCGAGCTGCTGTTACTGAAATGGTGTCGCTCATAATCACTCATACAGAATGTTGATTGAACCAGCGTCAAAGGTGTCTGTGCCGTTTACTGTGGTGATTCGTACACGGTCAAGAGTTCCACCAAGAGTTATAGAACCAGCACCTTGTGATGTAGCAGGCCGTGACGAGTCAGCCATATTCACACCACAAACCCAAGAGTTTCCGCTTAAATTTGTCAAAACGTATGTTCCATGATGTATATCTGTGGCTGCGTTTTGTTGAGATAACCCGAAACCTGTCGTATATGCTGCGGTAACGGTTGCGCTAGTGTTAATAGAAGCACAACTTAAATAACCAGATGTGGTTACTGAGCCAGCGCCAAGTTGCAAAAGAATTACAGATGTTCCGTTTGTGCTAACACCTTGAAATTCAACAGTAATACGCTTCAAACCAGCAGGCAAGCTGGTGAAGTCGATTGAAGTACCCGAGGTGGAGGCGACAGCAGTACCAGAGCCAATGACTCCAATACCACCACTAGTGCCAGATAGAGTCATTGTCATACAGTCAACTCCCGCAATTCTTGAGTAGAAGCGCAACCGTCAACCAAGCTAGTGATGTCACGCAGACGTTGCTTCTCAGCCACGATTGCAGACACATCAGCCTGTGCTTCCATTGCACGCATATACAACACATCCTGTGCAGCCAACAAAGGCTCACGCTCGGCACGCAATCGACTGCGCGTAAGTTCCTTGGCCTTGTCAAGATTGACAGTCACAACACCGTTAGCCAGCTCCCATGCGTTGAAGAAATCGTTGTCTGCTTGAGGCAGTTCGCTATCTTGAACGATGATTGAAGTGGATGGGGTGTCCTTGGCTTTGACTGCCTCAATTGGCAGTTCGCCTGTGGGGATGCAGACGGATACGCCGCCGTTGCTGTTTGTGAAGATGATTACTTGTGCCATGATGATTCCTTAAAAATTAATTGCCAAAAATTGCGATAGAGCAATAAGCCATATCTGCAAAATTACCCGTGTCATCTCCAACAGTTATACGAGCTGCCGTTGTTGTAGGGTTTGCTTGACCTGGACCAATAAATCTTGGTAATGCGTTTGCAACACCGCCACCAGCAGTTCCTACAATTGAATAATTTGCATCACTAAGTGCAGTAGCAAAGTTAACCGTATAGTCACCAGTTCCGTTGTCAGTAACACTTGATACGTTGTAGCTTGATCGAATAGCTACTGTGCCAGTTCCATTCCAGTTCACCCAAGCCAAAGCATTGGTGGTCACACCGTTACTTTGAACCTTGAGAACACCAGAACCATCGGCAGTCTGGACTAAACCGTTTGTAGGGGATGCGTTGATTGTTACTGTCATTTGTTCACCTATTAACGGAAGACTACGACATTAAACTCTGCAAAATCGTATAGCGAGTTACCAGCATACGAAAGAACAGAAATTGCAGTGGTTGTTTTATTAGACGCGCCGCCTGCCACTGTCCCTTTTATACAAGGATTTGCAGAGTTTGAAGTCGTTGTGTAGCTTGACGAGGAGACGTTCACACCATAGTTTGCGTCAGCCAAAGCATTGGTGAAGTTCACCGTGTAGTCGCCTGTGCCGTTATCAGTGATGCTGGACACGTTAAACGATGCACGAATAGCAACAGTACCTGTGCCGTTGAAGTTCACCCAAGCACGACACAGCGTACCAATTTGCGTACCGCCGCCGTCTTTAAAGACAACAGGGGTTCCAACCGTACTCGACTGAATGTTGTCTACGTTTGCTGTTCCGTATGCCATATTCTTTCCTTACAAAATGACCCAGTTACTGCTTGCGGGAAGCGTAACTGTGATGCCGTCAGAGATAGTGATAGGACCAACGGAGCTGGCGTTAAAGCCTGTGGGGATAGTGTAATCGACTGTGACCGTTTGACCGTTCAACACGAAGATCGTGTCAGCACCGCCGCCAGTAGCACCGCCACCGAGTTGCCCCCATGAGCTGCCGCTGTAGCCTTCATACTTATCTGTGTCGCTGTTGTAGCGGATGTCGCCATCCACAGGTGATGCAGGGCGTTGAGCAGTTGTGCCTACGTTCAATTTCAACGCACTTGTGTCTGACAGCGTTAACTTGCCAGCAATGCTAGTAGCGCCAGCAATATCAACCGTAGAGTCAAAAGTTACAGGGTCTGTAAAGTCAGCAGTGCTTTCAAAGATCGCCACGCCAGTGACGTTCAACGTGGTGAAAGTGCCTGAGTTAGGAACATCACTACCAATTGGAGGAGGAGAAGCAAACGAGTTGGCTGTAAGCGGAACAGAAACATAGTCCACGGTATACATCAAGACATCATCTGCGTCTTTCAGCACATACTTGTATGCTTCAGTCTCTGGTAGCCAAACATCAGCTTCACCGTTTGAGTCCAAAATAATTGGATTGGTGTTTGTGGTTACGCCATTGTGGTCAACGTATGTAGCCAATGGCGTTGTAGTGCCAGCCGCATAGGTATACAGCTTGCCACCAACAAGGGGTAAGCCATCAGTTCCGAAAAACTGTAGCTTTGGGGCGGGTGATAGTGATGCCATCTTTTATCCTTGAGACATTATGGGGCAAGAGAATTTTTAGAACTTTGAGCAGGAGCCAACTTGTTTGGTTGCTTTAAGGCTTCTTCTACCTTGCCACGCACTTGGCGCGTTCTTGCAAATTCAGCCGCTGTTTTGGCAACTGGAACACGCATAGATTCTAATGTTTCTAAGCCTCGCAGAACAGCACCAGCCGTGTTGGGATAGTTCACCGCACCAGGCTCTTTGACCACCACATCCTTGATTGCATCACGCAAATCCATGACTTGGTCACGACCTGTCTTGCCAAACATATAGGCAAGTTTGTCTTCTGAATCCAACTGAGTAATCAGAGTGTTCAGGTTTCTGTAAGACAACTGATCACCTTTAGTGAGCAATTCCTTCATGTGTTGGATAGTCTGCCCTTGCAACTCAGCGTAGGCTTGGCGACCTTCAGGACCACTCTTTTTCAAGAGTTGGGTGACAGTTCTCATTTCTTCCAAAGAGCCATCTAGAACAACGTGCTTGAACACATCATCTAAAGCAACTCGGCGGTCTTTGTAACCAGCCTTAGTGCCTAGCAATTTGTCAACGCGAGACACATCTTCAAACTCTTTAGCCAACTGCGCTCTAGCTGTACGAGCGGCTTGATACATCTCACCACCCGCGCCTTCACCCATTGCCGTGATTGTTTTCTTCAACTCACCAGCGTTAGGGGAATCTTTGACTTTGTTAATCTGTTGGTAGATGTCTTCCAAAGCACGAACAGTGATGTTTCCTGTTTTCTCAGGATCGTTCATAGCCAACGATTCAGCCACAGAATCTAGAATTGGGTCTAGTTTCTGACGCATTGTTGCTGTCTTGCTGTTAATTATGTCCAACAATGGCTGATACGACACAGGTTGTAATGTTTCACCTGATTCATCAGCTTGCTTGTAAAGCGCCTTGTATTCATCATATTTCTTGGTGTAAGCATCATTCAATGCTTTGTCCACAATACGACCAACTTGACGAGCCTGAGTAGGATCAGCCACTTCAGCGCCAACTTCTTGAGTCATGCGCTCAAAGTTGTTGGTAATGGCTTGCTTTTGGTTAGCCTTAAAGACACGCATTCTTTCAGCCAACTTTGTCTTTTCTTCTTCAGAAATGCCAGCAACTGCGCCACGGGCAACATCAGCCTCAAATTGCTGTTGAGCAAGAGACTTGTTGCGCTCACCCGCAGTAGCAGGAATGTTAAGACGTTGTAGGCGTTCTTCACGCATGAGTTGATCAGATGTCTGAGCAGCACCCATGCCTTGCATTGCAGGAGCTTCTTCTCGGCGCACCACATTAGCCAAAGCATTAGCGGCTGGCGCTACGGCTTGGCGTGTAGCAGGAACAACGATAGAACGCAATTGATTAGCCGCAGGGCCAGACAATGTGCTTAATGCCGTTCCTGCGCTTGACAATGGTGTAGGTGGTACAGCACCCAAAACATTGCCAACTGTTTGCACAATCTCTTGACCAGTTTCTGTGCGAGGCTGATAGAACTGTTGGCTAACAGTCTGTGCAGCTTGTTGACCAGCAACTTTACCTTGTGGCGTTCCGTAGCCTGCTTTAGCTTCACCAAACATACGAGCAATTGGCGTAGCAATAGCACTACCAACATTACCCGCAATGATGGCTGGAGTCTCAATAACTCCCATGACACGATCTTGCATTGATGGCTCTGTTTTAGGCAGAGTAATCATCTTTTCGTTATCAGGAATAAAGGCAGCAGGATTTAGCGCAACAGTCTTAAAAAAGTCTGCCTTTGGCATATCTGCATAAAACTTTTCATGCAAAGAGTTAGCCAGCGCCAAATCTGGCACATCGTTGTATTGAGGATACTGAGCGCGAAACTCAACAAGCGTTGCCATGTTTAACCTTTGGGTTTAAGCAAACCAAGTGGGTCATTGCTAGATGGTGCGCCACCGCCCATGCCACCACCCGCACCAATGTTCTTAGCGCCTGGACCTGCCATGATCTTCAAAGCCTCAACAGCCATTTCACGCGCCCGTTGTTTCTGAAGAATTGTTTTCTCAGATTCGCCAGGTTGCGGGAAATACTTTTTATCTTCTGTTTCAAATTCAGCAGGAGCAATAGAAGCGCCAGATTCCTTACGCAACACAGCAGTAATGAAGTTCATTTTTGCTTGTTGGTATTGTTGTTGTTGATCGTTAGGACCACCCAACACGCCTGGCAACACATTCATCACGTTACCAGCACCAGCAGCCAACTTTTCGCCTTGGTAAGGAACCAATGCGTTCAATGTGCCTTCAACAAGCCCTTTGATACGACCACCGCTTACAGTGCCTTTGCTCTCCAAATCGCTCAAAAGCCTATTGGATTCAAAAGCTCTCATGCCAAAACCAGTGGCATTTCCTTGCGATTCAGTAAGCGCTGTGCCTTTACCTTTCAAGGTAGTAGGAGCAGCGGCTGGCGTAGCAACAGGTTGATCAACCACGCTATTCATGCCAGGAATTGTTTGTGCAGCCGCAGGAGTAACTGCCGCTGTAGGAATCCTTGGGCTAGTAGCCGTAGGAGCCGATCTACCCATTGTTACGGGGAATGCTTCTAATGTGCGCTTGTTCACGCCAACAATGTCACCATTCTCAGCTTCTTTGAGTTCAAAGCCAGGGTTGGCTTTTTCCCAATTAAACTTTTCACGCGCCAATTGGTCAGAAATAGTTGCAGTATTCTTAATGTCCGAACCTTGCACAACAACAGCAGGTCCACCACCGTATTTAGGCGTAGCAATCACGCGAGTGCCACCACCATAATTTTGCGGTGTAAATTGCTGTTCAAGTTGATCTTTGGCGCTCAAAATGCCACGCATGGTTTGAAGTTGCCATGCGGGAATCTTTGTTGAATCTTGAGGAACAGATGTTGCAATTTGTTGAGCTTTAACAGAGTCAATGTTTCCTGCATCTACGTTACGTTGTAAATCTGCAAGAATCTCCTCACGGGTATTAAAACGAGCAATGTCTTTAATTGCTTGATCGGCTTTTGCTAGACGCAACTCAAGTTCAGTCTTCCCTAAATCTGCTTTTGCCTTGCGAGTTTCTAACAAGCCTTTTTCAACGGCAGGCAACTTAGAGCCAAGTTTTGCACCAATCAAGTTTTGACGTAGCAAAGTTTGGTCAACTTCACCAGTAGGGCTTAGTGAATTTGCATAAGCATTATTTAATCGTGCTTCATTGTCAACGTCTTGCGTGTACTTTTGCAGTTGAGCGAACTGAGCATAATTTGCAAGTTGATTTGGTATCTGAACTGGCTGGACACCACCAGCAATCATTTGATCAATTGGCATATCATCCTCGTACTGGTAAGCGGTCAATAAGCGCTTTGTTTTGTTGATAGCCAATATAGCTAGTTAAACCTTGGTTTAGCGCATTAGCCTGTCCAATGTAGCTAGATGCTCTAGCATTACCAGCATTAGTAATGTTAGCCGCTTCAGCAGCTCCAAGATTACCAGCCGCATTAGTCAATGTGTTTGTTGATGATTGGCCTGCACCAGTTAAAGATTGCAATGGATTTAACTGATTTGAACGATTAGTTTGATAGCGGTTAAACGCATTGGTGTATTCGTTGGAACCATAGTCTTGACCAAATCTAGCCAATGCTTTACCAGTTCCACCAGACAACAAACCACCACGCGCAGCGGCACTACGCTCTAAGGCTTTTTCACCTTCAGACAATCGGAATGCGTAGCCTGGGTCTGCTTCAAAATCAGACATTCCAAAGTCACGGGCATATTTTCCGTAACCAGCTGCGCCTGCGTTTCCACCAATTCCAAGCAATTCCATTAAACGGTTTTGACTTGTTAGTCCAGCTTGTCGGAATGGCTCTTGAAGCTCAGTTTGTTTGGCAAACATTCGCTCTTGCGCGGCAGTTGATGCCGCCGATGCGTTAGCCGATGTTTCCGCAGCATTGCCTGCCGCGTTTGAACCCATAATCCCGCTAACTACTGTCGCGCCTGCTACCCACCATGACATATCTATTCTCCTTTTAGCGCCAACGCTGCTTGACGCGCAATCAAATCTGGTTTGATCTTGTTGTATGCGTCAAAAAACGACATTTCACAAGGCTCAATCAGTTCTGCTTCAATTTCATCTAAATCAATTTTATCTGTCTTATGCACTGTCATGCCAATAGCATCCGTAAGCGCAAATGTAACTCTTTTTGTACCAGATTTAGATTCAATTACATCACCTTCTTTAAGATGACGCATTCCATTCTCGCTCCACGCTATTATTTCACCTTTTACGCAAATAAAGAAGTGGTCTTGCTTGTGAATTTTGCCAATTACCAAGGTATTTGCTGGTCTCCAAACTTTACGGCAGTACATTCCACCAGAAAAATAATGATCTGTAACAGGCTCAACTTGAGGCATAAGCATAACTTCATGTTGAAGCCGCTCAATTTGCTCAATTGAAGGAATGATAACTTCAGCTATCTCGCTCACGAAATCTCCCTACCGCTAACGCGCATATTGATTGAGTCTGCCGCACTAGCAATCGTTGAAATAAACGCGCTGTTTGGCAAGATTTGTCCAACAATCTCAGGGAATGTGTAGACCTCAGACGCAGCAAGGCTTTTGGTCTTGGTGATCAAGTTTTGGTCGCCAGCGGTATCAGAGCCTGTGACAATGTTTACGCTAATCGTAGCGCTTGAACCACTAATGTTAGTAGCTGTGAACTTATCAATGATCGTAGCCACAATGTTGCTGGCAACAATGTATTGAGTTGTTTGCGAGTCTTCAACAAACTTAGCGGGGACAAGGTTCTTTGCGGTTACTGTCATGCATCCTCCGCACCTTCAAACTCAGGCTTGAGCTTAATGATTGCGTACAAGGCTTGACGATCAGCACCTGCAACGTACTCGTCACCAGAGATCTGTACCTTACCTGCTGAAAGAGGTTGTTTACCAGCATCACGGGCTTCTTTGGAAGCGTAGCCGTAAAAGGTCACCTCAGTGCCTTGACCTTTGAAGTCTTCTTGCACTGCCCCGATGTTCCAATACTGGGCGGGGATGCCAAAGTCTGTGTCAACTGATTTGAGTAATGCCATGATATTCCTTAGACGATGGTCCAGACTGAACCAGATGGTACAGTAACTACGACACCAGATGCAACAGTGATCGGCCCTGCTGACAGCGCGTTGTTGCCCGAAGTGACCGAATAGTTAGATGAGATAGTCTTGTTATTTTCCCACAAACCCTGAGCCGTGATGTTGCTACCGCCACCAGTAGCCCATGACAGTGTGCCCGAGCCGTTGGTTGAGAGCATCTGGCCTGTCGTACCGTCAGCAGCAGGGAGCGTGTAGGTTGTAGAGCCAGCAGCCGCAGCGCCCGTCAGACCAACGTAGCCAGAGCTACTGCCGTACAGACGAATGCCTGTACCCGATGTACGCACGACACCTGTTCCCTTTGGTGTCAGGGTTAGGTCTATGTTTGTGTCTGTGCCTTGGGCTGATAGAACAGGTGAAGCACTAGCTTGTGAGCCAACAATTTGTAAATAGTTTACGGCAGATGTTTGAGCTGAAATAAAGAACTGTCGAGAACCTGCCGCTGTAAATTGAAAACCTTCACTACCCTTGCTTGCAAAAGTTAAACGAATATTCGCATCGCTTCCTTGAGCAGATATTGTGGGTTGTCCACTAGTAACAGCCCCAGTAACCTGCACGTAGTTCACAGCTGAGGCTGTGTGGGCTACGTTGAATTGTGTATTGGTAAACGTACCGCCAGTATTAAACTGATGAGCACCAGTACCTTTTGTTCTGTACTGGGTTGAAATGTTTGTTGGACTGCCATTACTTTCAAGAATGTTTGTTGCGCCACCAGCAAAAATATTTAAATACGATGTTGCAGAACCGTTATCGGTAATTCGTAGCGCCTCACCACCAGCCGTACTAAAAGACATCGTAGAGCCAATGCTTTTAACAACAGTCCCCGAGCCAACAGTAGCATAAGCAGCAGCACCAGAGCCACCACCACCTGAGAAACTCACTGTGGGTTGTTCTACGTAGCCTGAACCTGCGTTGGTGATGTTAAAACTGTTACCAATTCCGTATGACAGATTGAATGTTGCTCCAGAACCTGTACCACCAGTGACGGACACGGGGTTGGTAGGTAAAGCTGTATATGAAAGCGTTGTTGCAAGAGTCGCAGTAGTTACTGCACCAGCAGAAACAGCTGTAACCGTCAATGTGCAATTACCGCCTGTGCCACCTGTGACAGTAAGAACGTTACCAACTGTATAACCAGTTCCACCAGAAGCAACTGTGTACCCACTAGCAGTCATGCTTGCAGGAACCCCGCTTGCTGTTGAGCCTCCAGCAGTTGTCGGTGCTGAAGCTGTCCATGTTGGGAAACTTGTGTAACCACTACCAGCAGCAGTCCTAGTAATAGCAGTAACAGTCCCACCATTGGAGATGTTCACTCCTCGGCTACCAGCAGCTAGGTCAATGGCTCCTGTGCCTTGGGTACGAAGTGCTAAAGCTACGTTGGTGTCTGATCCTAGGGACTTAAACTCAACAGCTTTGGTTGTAGCGCCACCTGTAAGCTGACCGTAGTTAACCTGATCTGCACCACCGATCAGCGTGGTAAAAGTGCCAGTGTTTGGCGTCGTGTTGCCAATCGTGGGTGGTGACGACAAATCCAGCGTACCACCAAGCGTGATCGTGCCTGATGTCGTGATCGGACCGCCTGTCAGGGTCAAGCCGTTAACCGTACCAGCAGTGTCCACAGATGTGACCGAGCCAGCACCAGTACCAGCACCGATGGCTGTACGGAACGTGGGCGCATCCATCGTGGTGATGGTGTTGTCAGCGTTGATCTGAACGAATGTGATTGCGCTGGGGTCAGGCAGCGTGAAGAAGTTGCCGCCAACCGTAGTCGCTCCAAGCGATGTGCGACCAGTAGCCGCCACCAAGTCCGTTGCGGCGCCATCCCATTTGAGACGGTCTGTGTAAGCGGTGTCCCACTCAGTCTGCTTGGCTGTCGTTGGGATAGCATAGCCAGCAGCGTAGGACACAGCGAACGTGCCGCTAGTGGTGATGGGGCTGCCCGCAACGCTTAATCCCGTAGGCACGGACATTGCAACGGATGTCACTGTGCCTGTTCCGCCACCGCTAGAGCCCGAATCAGGTTGTGGAGGTGGTCCAACTTGCAAGTCATCTAGCGATGTTTGGTTACCGCCAGCGCCTGCTAGGTTAAACAGGTTTAAGAAAAACCGATACCATTCACGCGAGACTAAGCCTGTGCGCGAGTCAATAAACTCTACACGGTTTGACGGGATATTGGTTATGTTTTGTTGTGGATCAGGCATTGGTAGCTGTCACGTTCAATTGAGCGCCCATGATAGCTATCTTCACAGGGTCTGTTCCTGAAATCTCATAAACACGGTCACGCAACTTTAAGGTCATACCCATTCGGCGCTGAATAGCACGATAGAAGTATTGACCCACTTTGCCCATAGACATCCAATGCTCGTTAGACCACGTATGTCCACCATCATCAGACCAGCGCAACATTAGTTGTGGATCGCTACCTTGACCTGTGTTAGTACCAACCCCTGCTTGGCAATCAATCTGAAGGCTGTGTTGAGTTGATCGTTTCAAGTCGTTTGTGCCTGTTGGCAAAGCTCTCCAAGAACGAAGCCACTTTTGAATATCACCATTGTCTTCATAGACGTTTAGGTCATAAGCGTAAATGTTTCCATTCTCAAAATCGCCAACAAGCACCTCGTTGTTGAACACAACCTGACAATTTGAACGGTGACGCACAAACTCACCATTATCCCAACCAGCGCGTTCATGCCATGCTTGAGTTGCCACATCGTAAACCCAAGTTGTTTGGGCAGTTGGGAAAATCAGCACATAAAAGGCATGACCGTCTTGTTGGTAGGTGTATCCAATAGCGTCAGAGATGTCACCATACTCTTGAATTTGCCACTCAATGGCATGAGTAGACACACGCTGACCTGTGTAGCCATTGGCACGATAAACAATGCCACGCCCACGGGCATCAGAGCCTAGCCAAAAGATGCCGTTGTCCAACTTGGCAACAGAGTAAGGGGCAGCACAACCAATTTCGTTAAAAGCACCTTGAATGCGTTGTAACGGGAAGTCAGGCAAACCAGCGTCATACCAAACTTCAATGGAGTTAGTGCCAAACAACCATGCTTCACGATGGTCAACAATCAAAGAAATCAACCCATCTGGGTCGCCTTCAGCACTTGCAAAGTCCAATGGATCAATAGACAGGCCATCCAACAAAGATGTTACCCATACGCGAGAGCTATTTGGCTCGTTGAACACAAAATAGCCGTCAAGATAGCCTACGGTCACCGCGCCTGGGAAGTCTGGGTCGGTAATCTGGGCAAACACCTCAGTATCGGTGTTGTAGATAAATCCGTCAGGGTTGCAAGCAATGAAAATCTGTGTGCCGTTGTCAGACATAGACACAGGGCCAGTTCCAGTAACGGTTCCAACCAAAGTGCCTTTTAACCGTGTACGACCATAGACTTCTACCTTGTAGAAACCAGTGCCTGAAACAGCGTACATTGCACCTTTAATTTGCCACATACCACGAATTGGGCCTGTGCCAACCGTAGATTTTCGTAGCAACCCTGGGCAACGAGACAAGAAGGCGGCTGTTTTGCCACCTTCAGGCACAATTTCTGGATACAAGTTGACCATGCGGTTATCCGCAGCATTGACGCTACGAGCCACATAGCATGAGCCAAGGATTGGGGAATCCATTAGTAGTTACCAGCGTAGATGTTGAATCGTTGGCGGTTAGCCACCAAAGCGTAAGGCAATGCCATCACATCGTCAGGATTGTTGATGCGCTTCAAGTCACGCTTAGAAGTCATTGCAATGCGCTGAACTTGTGGTGGTGGCTCAATGCCATACTCAGGCGCGATTTCCATTGCCAAGTTGTAGGCAAAGGCTCTCATGTAGCCTGGCGGGAAATGCAAAGCAGTATCTAAAGCGGCTGGCTGAGACAGTTCTTCCACCGAAACCATGTGCCATTCCAAGTCTTGGGTAGGTCGTGGATATACGGTAAGAGTAATGTCAGGAAAGCCCATGTTTACCCAACACACTTGTGGGTAGCTAGACGTTACTGTTTTGACGGCAATGCCATCATATTGTTGTTGGTTGATGAACTTGATGCCGTAAGACACGCCATTTGGCGCTTTGAAATACGTTGCATCATCCATCAGGATTGGGCGATTGCCTACGAAGTCACCAGTTGGACCAAGTGTGCGGCTAATCTCTCCAGAAGGCCAAGTAAAGACTTGATCTTGGGTTGCAAATACAGATAAACGCTCAGTAGACCACGAATCAATCATCTGATTCAGGGACATCAAGGCATCTTGCGACATAGCAGCAGAAGGAGTTTCACCTTCAGCAAGTACACCTAGCAAGCGCAATGCTCTATTAATTTGATCGCCAGCCGTATATGTAGCCATGACGAAGCTCCTTATGCTATTACTTCAGCAGATTTTTTTCGGCGCTTTACTTCCAGCACGTTCACGGGAGCCACTTCTTCTTCAGAAGGTGTATCAAGAGTATATCGCACCCAACCGTTTTTCTCGTCTGCAACGGCTTCTTCTTCCATGTTCGCCACTTTAGCGCCATGACGTTCATGTTTCATGTAGATAACTGGCATTTATGTCCTTAGAAACGGGAGCCGAAGCCCCCGCTTTTTTAGTTAGAAGCAATCAAACCGACAGCTTCAAGGCGTGCTTCAACCTGAGCAAGACGAGCTTGCAAGTTAGCAATCACAGCCAAAACAGAGTTACCTTCATCTTTGGTTACAAAGCCGAAAGGGGTAGTCTGTGTCAAGTCTTGAATTGCGTAATCAGGAGTACCTGGGGCAGTGTTGGTAATTGTGGTCAACTGAGCAGTCAAAGCAGCGCCTTGAGTTACAGGAGTTGTGCCGTAAAAACCAGCAGTACCGCCAGATTTACCGATGATTGCGCCATCCAACTGTGGGTCTTCGTATGCAACGCCGACTGGTTTGGTATTTGTAGCCATGATGTTTCCTTTAAAAATGGGAGCCTAAGCCCCCATTTAGGTTTAGGCCAAGCGGTACAAAGTCCAAGTGCCATCGCCAGTTTTACGGGCGCGGAACGAACCAGTAGTACCAGCAGTAGCAGCAACAGTAGCCAAGCCAACGATAGTCCAGCCTGTGCCAGCAGTCATTGTGATAACGCCAGAGCTAGAGCCATCTACGTTACACACGCTGAAGTCAAATGAGCTGTTCACTTTAGCGCTAGACACAGTTGAGTCCAAGCTAGAGCCTGTAGGCAAAGTGTAAGCAGCGGCAGACGAGCCAGGCGAACCAAGCAAGATGCCACCAGTGATTTGAGCCACAGTCAAAGTTGCAGTTGCGGTTGCAGTTTGAGGAGCGGGTTGAGTGTTGATCTGAACTTCAGAAAGGTTGCCGTCACCAACTTGGTAACCACCTGCGCCGTTTGGGAGTGCCATGATAAATATCCTTAAAAAATGTAAAACGAAGAAAGGGGCCGAAGCCCCATTTCAGATTAGCCCCACAGACGAACACCCATTTGTGGGCGGATCGTGCTGTAGCCGTAGAGAACGTCAATACGGCAAGGCATACGGTCGTTGTTGATGTCGTACTGACGGACAACGCGGAGAGAAATACCGTTGTGAACAGCGCGAGAAGCCATGTCCACGCCTTGTGGCAACAACAAGTCAGCAGTTGCGAAGGTGATTGCATCTTTGTGATACACCAAGTTTTGTGGGTACACAGTAGAAGCAGCACCAACGAACACCACAGCCTTGCTGTTACCAGGCAACGCATCCACAGTAGCCAAAGCATTAGAGGCAGAGTAGATAGGAGCCACGGTCACAGTGATAGCGGTGCTAACAGCAGTAGCGTCAGCGGCAGCAACGAACTGGAACAAAGAACCAGTAGATTCGCGGGTCTGTGGGTTCACAGCGTAGCAATCAGCGATAGTGAACACATCACCTTGCTTCACGGTCACGCCAGAGCCAACAGTCATTGAAATGCTAGTAGCGCCTTCAGAAGTCACAGCAGCAGAAGTTGTACCGCCAGTAGCAGCGCGAGAACCAGTTGTGAACTGCTTGATAGACTGAGACATATTGATTTCGTCAAAGCCCAACACGCCAGTACCCATCATGCCGTTCTTGAATTGCTTGCTGATAGTGTCTGTTGGGTTGAACAGACCTTTCATGCCTTCAACCAAACCAGCGTTAGCGGCAGGGTTGACGGTAGCGTAACGTGGAGACATCACAGCAGCGTTTTCGTTCAGCTTTTGTTGGGCTTGCAACAAGACCAGAGAAGTTGAAGGAGTAGTGCCAGGAGTGCCGACAGAGTTACCGATGTATTTGAATGCGTTTGCAACGTCAGCATCCACGCTAGAAGCCAATTGGCTAATACGAGGCTTCAACACGCGCTCTGCGAAGTCATCCAATTGCATGGTCAATTCAGCAGATGTGAAGTTGACACCAATGTGCTTTTGGCTAGACACGGTCAGAGTTGTGTACTGTTCGTTGTCATCTTGCACTTGCAAGGCAGCGCCATCAGTCACCAAAGCGCGATCGGGCAAGCGAATACGCAGAGTTGAACCAATCTTTGCACCTTCAACAGCGAAGCTGTCATCGTACTGGCGGTTGACGTTACGGGTGATCACCAAGTTGTTCTCGAGAATTTCGAGAGCCTTACGGGTGATCATATCAATGGTTAAGATACTGTTTGACATTTTTTGTCCTTAAAAAATTAGCGGTTTCGCTGCGCTTCCCACTTTTTCGTCTGTCGTAAGCGTTCAGCTTCAATCCACTGCGAAGTTGTCATGCTCTTGATAGAGCGTGGGTCCGTAGTGTCAAGTGCTGGCGAACCAGTGGTTCGTGCGGTAACAGGCGAAATCGGCGCTGGCGCAGAAGTCGTTTTTTTGATCGGCGGGTTATCAGCTAATTTAGCCTCAATCTTGCCAATCTCTTTTGCTTGCATATAGGGCGACAAGCGAGAAATACGTTCAGCATCCTTTGGGTTGGTTCCGAGAAAGTAAGCTAACTCAGGGCCAATGTCAGAATGTTGGATCGTTTCTGCCATCACGTTTGTGATTGGTAGGTTAGGGTTATATGCGACTTGTTCAAAGTCATCATATTTGTCCCGCGCCTGTTCTTCACGCTCTTGATAGCTTTCTAGAACTTGCGATTGTTGCCGCGCTGCTTCCCGTTGCTGGACTAGCTTGTCAGCCTCTAGACGGATAAACTCCGCATAGTCATTAGGCGACTGAAACTGGTCAGGCGTTGGAATCTCGCTTGGCGCGACTTGTTTTTCAACAACTCGTTGCGCTTGTTCACGTTCCCACTTACGTTGCTCTCTTGCGAGGCGTTTGCCAATCATTGCATCAATTTCAGCTTGAGAGTACTTCTTTTCCTCAACAGGCTGTTCTGTGCTTTCATCAGCAACTACCGACTTTTGTTCTACAGGTTCAGGAGTGGTCGTCACTTCAGGAACTGGCGCGGAGTCAACTTCCGCTAGGTTTTGGACTTCATCAGTCATTTATTGAATCCTAAGATTCCTCGGTGAAACCCGCCGATAGGTTGCTTTGATATTACATCAAAATTTATTCGTAAGCAACAGTGTACTCAATGGTGTTGGCAATGTCGATGTATAGACCTTTGCTAAACCACAAGCCAGCAGGGAAACTAACATATTGAGTGCCAGCGGCTACGGTCACAGTGTTGACAATTTTGGGGTCGCTAGTGCTTGCAGTTGCGCTGTCGTACAGAGCAAAAGTGCCGCTAGTGGTGGTAGAAATGAAAACGCCAAACAGTTTGCCTGCGCCAACTTTGATTTGCGAGTCTGCATTGCCTTGTTTATAAAGAGCCATGATTAGTATCCTGTTGAGTTTTTGATGAGAACGATGTTGAAATACGAACTTACTGCGTTATTAGTCGCAGCGCCAATAGCTGTTGCACCAACGCAATTTTTCTCTGGAATCATATACGGTGTTTCAAAAAGATAGTCTGCCGCGCTGTTGTTCACGGTTGAAACCGCGCCAACGCGAACGATGCCATCTGGACCGTGTTGCTTTAAAAAACCAGTAACAGCGGTCGTACCAGAGGCTTGACCAGCGGAGAACAAACCTTGAACCATGTAGGCTGTGTAGCCTGCGGGTACGCAATAGTGACCAGTTGTGCGGTTGTTAAATCCAGCAGCAATGATGTCGTATAGCACCGCAGGAACACCTGCCGTGACCACGCCAGTACCTGCGTTGATGTTGCCTGCGTTTTCACCGCCAGAACCTACTGTGACAACGTAAAACGAGTTCACATATAGATATGAATGAGTCGTGTTGACGGCTGTTTGGCCGTTCAATGTGACGGTTTCGCTGACAACGGCATAGTTTCCATCCAAACCTTCAATGAATACGGTACGAGCGCCAGTGCCAGCAGATGTATCGTTGGCATCAGATGAACTGATTTTTAAAACTGATGCACTTGTTGGATGAGGAACTGTTCCGCCATCAGGCCATACAGACTCTTGTGTAAGATCAACGTCAGGGTTATATCCAAACACAATCACAGCACTATGACCTTGGATTTGACCACGGGCGACCTGAAGTCCAAAAACCTCATTTTTGCCGTATTGGGTCTGCGAAACGTAAGGTGTACTCATGCTAGAAATCTCAGTTTATAGATGGTTGACAAATACAAACCAACGATTTCATCAATGATGTTTTGAATTGGAGTGTCTGTTTTTTCGCACACATCGTAGCGACCTTTTTCAATCTCATCAAGTTGCCCTTGTAGGAACTCAATGATGTTGGCTGTCTTCTTTGATGCAGGAATGGCAATAGGGCCGATTAGTCCGTGGCGACCTTGGTAGGCTTCCGCAAACTTATCGGCAAGCTCAATCACATCTTCATAGAAGTGACCAAGCGCCTTGTGTTTTGAGTAACTGCGAGTGTTCAGGTGGACTGAATGGGCGACATTACGACCCAAGAACAGTAAACCTACGAATTGCGCTGCGTTCATTGTGGCATTCCTTCAGGTGGCATACCTTGTGGCATTTGTTGCTGTTCCATCTGTTCAGGCATAATTTCAGGACCAACATCAATGTCTTGACCTGGCATTTCAGCCAACAAATCGCCAGAAGTGATCATTCCGTGAACTGTACCCAAGACAATATCTTGGATTTGTTCAGGCGACATATTGGCTTGAACGGCTTGCATACGCTGTGTTTCAGCCTGATAAGCCTTGATTTCTGCCTCGTAGTCCTTGCGGTGCAAATCTTGCATCTCAATGGATTTGCCAACATTGGTGATCATGTTGTGCATGGCTTCCATCTCATGCGCCATAGCTTCCATCTGCTGTTCAGCCGCTTGCAACTCAGGCGATTTGTCGCCAGAAGCCAAGAGTTGTGGATCAATTGTCTTCTTGAATCGAGCTGCCATTTCTTGTGCGCCAGGCCAATCCATGTTCTTAACGAACAAATCACCAGCCACTTGCCACAATTGTGGGTTGCCTTGCAAGAGAACAGCCATTGCTTCCAACGCTTCTTGGCGCTTGGTTGCGTAGCCTGGGCCTGTCGTAGCCACCACATCGTACTTACCAACGCTAGGGTTGTAGACCTTTTCAATCACAACGCCTTGCTCATCAATAATCTTCTTAACTGGCTCTTGTTGTTCAGGATTAATCTTAGCCATCTTTGTCTCGCCATCCTCACCGATCACACGGGCAATGCGCTCTGTGTCGTAGATTTTGGGGATAAGGTCAATCAATTGACGGGCAATGTGACGAACGCCACGGGCTAAGTTGTCGCCATAGTGGTAAGTGCCGACATCGCCTTCACGCTGACGCGCAAGAATGGCTTTGCCAGAACGCTCGTTTGAAACCATGCCCAAAGAAGCGTTGTATTGACCAGTTGTGGACTTAATGTCTTCAGCCGCACCAGACTTAGCCTGAAGCAGACCGCTAGAAGCCATAGGTGGTTGCGCTCTTGCTGGCAAAGGCAACACAGCGCCTTGACCATCAGTCACATCAGGGTTGACTTCCAAGTAAGGCCAGTTGTTGGTGTTGGCTGTCTTCCACTTGTCTTCATAGCCTTCAAACTGACCGCCATAACCAATAAACGGAGCTTTGGGAGCCAGCGCCAACATCTCAGCTTCTTGGGAAACCCAATAGTTATACATACGTTGAGCATCTTTGGCGTTACGCACCAAGCCCGAAACGTACAAACGACCATCAACTTCAAACTCGTTGCCCACAATACGGACAACGGGAATCCACTTGCCAGCCCATTCTGCTTCTTCAAGGATTTCATATCCGTTGATCTTGCAGTATTTGACTTTGGGGTCTTGAACAATACGCTTGTTCTTAGGATTGCCGTACAAGACTTTGAGTTGCTTGTCTTCCATTGTCCCCTCAAAGGCGGTCACGTTACCTGGGTACAGATGCAGTGTGCGTTTTTGGTATTCAATGTAGTAGTAATCAGCGATTCGGACTGTGTTTTCATTCAACCAATTGCTGATTGATTGGTCGCCCACACCCAAGGACTGCAAAGTAGAGATAGGCGCTGAATTGGGATATTCACGCTCGTATTGGGCTTTGGGGATGTCCTCGGTGATAAAGCACCACTTAGCGTCTGCGCCAGTTGGGTCTTGAATCAGCGGGTCCATGTAGACCGAGAAAGAATTGCGGATTCGACCAATTTTGATGTCTTGGTTAAACGAATTTGGGTCGCAATACTCGGTCAAGATGCGGATATAACCCTCACCATAAGCCACTTGGTTCTCGCAAGCTGTGTCATAAGCAACGTCAGCGTCAGAGATGTACTCAATATGGCGAATCATGCCGTTGAACACTTCAGCAACTTCAACGTCAGCGTTGTCATCCACGGGGATAACCTTTGCGCCTGGGCGATTCTGACGCTGATCATTCGTCACTTGACGAACGTGCTGTGGTAGTTTGTTGACAGTTAGAGTGGGTCGAGCGTTGATCGTTTGACCTTGCACCGCACCGCGAGTGGCTAAAACGTCAGCAGGCCATTGCCATTGGTTGTCTGGTGAACCCGCATAAAAGCGTAAATCATCAATTTCGTCTTCACGGCTTTCTGACAGTGCAGAGATTGCTTGGTCTAGACGGCTACGCGCTGTTGCCAAAACATCAGATGAACTATTGGCTTTACCGCCACCATTAGATACCGCACCAGCGGCGGCAATACCTGTGTAATCAGCCATGTTCTAAAACTCCAGTTACATGAGGCTCACGCATAACGATGTATGACTGTTTCTCATGCGTAAATTCTTGCCCAACGCCAAAATAAAGGTGGTCGCCAACCTTAATGTCTTTGCAATCAGGGCCAACGGCTACCACAATGCCTGTTTCCATTGGATCGCCAGGTGGAAGCACAAATAATTCATGCTTTTCAATGTCGCGCTCAATGATAACGCAGTCTTTCAGGGCTTTTAGTGTCATTCTTTTGTTGGCATTAACTGCCCATCCATCCTGTTGATACTGCACTGCGTTGGGACACAATGCGCCTAGCCACTTCTGTGTACGAACGATGCGCCACAGGGAAAGCAAAAGTCACAGCAATTGCGTCTGCTGCGTCAGGAGAAGCCAAACCACGGGCTTTCATCTCTTTTTTGCCTTCCAAGAAAATAGTTCCAGACGAATTAGGCTTCTTTGTCGGACCTGTTAAGTCAGCCTTCAATTGTCGATCTGTCGGAATACTAGCAGATTTTAGCCAGTTCCTCATGTCATTCCACATTTCAGCCCGTTTATTTCCAAACGCCTGTGGATGTTTTGCCTTGTTTCCAAAGTTCACACCCCTGACTTTGTACCTTTGTTCGGTCAAACGATCCAAAATGCCATATCCCAAGCCACCCTCGTCAATCACAGTCAACGTAGGCTTAAATTCCTCAATTGCTTCAATGACACGACCCACAATCTCCATCGTGTCCTCGCCTTTGTAGCGTTTGATGGACACAATATCCCTTCCTTGTCGCACAGCAATGACCGTAGAGTCAGCGCCACCACGGGCGGGATCAACCCCCACGATGGTTGGAGCAGTTAAATCCTTCCACTTTGGGCGTTTCATAGCGTCATCCACAATCATTGGCGAAATAAACTGGTCTTCACCCGCAGATGGGAACTCTCCGTACACCTCAACCTTGGCCTGAGAGCTATCTTCACCGTATTCAGCAATGATTTGCTCGTAAATTGACTTGTCTGTGTCCTCAACTGTCCGAGCATCCACAATTTTTGATGTCCAGAAGTCCCGTTTGGCATGGAAACACTCAAAAAAGTAGCCTTCATTGCGCCGTGGGTTGGAAAACGCAAACCAATAGCGGTCTGGGCTGTTTTCTGTAAAGAAGCCTGCGCCCACTTCCCAAATTGGGTTAGGAATACCGCTAGATTCGTCAAAAATCAGCATCATGCCGTCTTGGTTGTGGACACCAGCATAAGAATCAGGGGTTTCGGCGCTCCACAGCTTGCCTTCACACGCCCAATAGCGCGTACCTTTCTTCAAATCACGCTCTACAAGGTCAGTCAGCCACTTAGCAGGGGTCAATTTGGTAGCTGAGACTTCCCACCAGTGCGAATTGATGAGCATAGCCGCCCATTTTGTCAATTCAGCCCATGTCACCGAGCGCAATTGGTTCTCGCTGTTAGCCGAAACCACGACCGAGCCGCCAATTCTTGTAGTCAGCATCCAAAGAATGAGCCAAGAAACCAGAGCAGACTTGCCGATACCGCGACCAGATGAGACAGCCATGCGGATGGTTTCGTAGTCAATCAGCCCTTTTTGCTTCTTAATGTGGGCGGTAATCTCCCGCAAAACCTCACGTTGCCACTTTCTTGGACCGCTAAAGTTAGCCAAAGGCGTGTTTTTCTGTCCCCAAGGAAAAGCGAAAAGGACAAAGGCTTCAGGGTCATCTGCAATCGCAGGCGACCACAGTTCTACCATTAGCTTTTGTTCTTCTTCGGACTTATAAATTGGAGTTTGCATTAACGACCTTTGCGGAGTTCATTTCTATCCATAGCGGCTTTAGGGCTTCGGCGCAGATTGTTTTCACCCATCTGGCTACGGTAAATCAAATCTTCTGGCGCAACATCCAACCCGTAAGGATTAGCCTCAGATTTCATCTCAAACGGGAAATACTGCCTTCTTTGTGCATCAGTCAAATCAACTCGATTTTGTGTAGACCGAGCCTGAACCTCACCAGCCAACCGTTTGTAAGTCTCTTCCGCACCCAACAAAGCAGGCTTGTTATAGGCCAAATCCGCATGAGTTTGATACAGACTCGCATAAACAGGGTCTTGCGAAAGCAAATAATCTTTCACAATAATGTTTTTATCGGCTCCCTGATACCAAGGAACACCCGTCTTTTCAGCCCATTGAGTAGCTTGAGCCACCAAATCAGGGCTTGCGTGTCTAGCCTCATCCGAAGCCTTGTTCTGGTATTTCTCAAGTGTTGCCGCAACCTCTTGAGCCTTTAGCTTATTTTCGGCAATATCCATGCCAATATCTTTGGGGCTTCCACCGCGCTCCCAACCTTGAGCATCCTGAATAGCGTGTTGCATCTCATGTGCAAACACAGTCTTCAAATCCTTCTCATTCGGCGCTCTAGCAATCAAAGACCCACTATCCCCAACCTTTCGGAAGCTGCCAGACATCCTGTCTTCTCTCAATCCCAACTGACCATGAGCCTTCAATTCAGGCATCAAAGCATAAAGCTCAGGATGGTTAAACCCAGAATTCGGAATCATGTCCCCGTTATTCACACCCTGAAGATGCGTAAACGAAGCAGTCGCATTAACGTCAGGAATCTCTTTGACAAAATCATCCCCAAACTTTGCAACCCCCGTTTTATTCCACACCTCTTGAGGCGTGTTGTTTCTCAGCATCTTAGAAGCCTGAAACGCCTCTTGCTGACTAGCAGGGATATACATGAAGTTAGGCTGTGGCGTAACCGCACCAAGTAACGTACCCCTACGCTCACCCAACATCGCAGCATTCAATTCCTCACCCACCAATCCCGCACCCTGTTTCGCAACCTTGCCACCAGCCAACGCAGCCTGACGCGCAACCCGAGCAGCCTTTAACACCTCAGCAGGAGTCATTGGCGCTATTGCCCCAATCTCCCCCGCTACCTCTCCAGCCCTAGACTTAGGCGCAAGCGGCAACTCCTTCAGTAACTGGCTAGTCCCATAAGGCAACAACTTCATCTGGCTGTAATCCACATCACCAAACGCTTCCATCGGCATAGGACTTCTAACCGTATTAAGGACATCAGACGGCATCCCCAACGTACCAGCAACCCTACCCCTCAAGAACTGCAAAGGCATCTCTGTAGCCCCCACAGGGTCTTGAACCCTACGCTTGCCCATGCTCGGATAAAGACCAAAGGCAGCACCCAATTCATTCTGGCCTGCGGGAGTTAGTTCATTTAATGGCATAAAAAAATAAATTTTGTTCGTTGGTTACTTTGATTTGGCTTTTTTCCAAAAAAATAAATTTTGTTCGTAGATGCACCGTTCCTGTGACCTTTCCCTGTCGGCCCTACCCCCCGCCCCTCGGGTCAGGTTGGGATTGGACAGCGGGTCATTCTGTAGGCTTTGGCGTGACATCTGTGGCTGTGGACTTGTCGAATGTTACCCTTGATTGAGCTTCGGTGATAGCGTCAATGACACTAATCCTAGCGTCTGTAACGCTTACGTCAATCTTATCGCCATACGTTCTTGGCTTCAACTTACTTGCTACCCACTTCCTTGCATCGACCTGGAGTCTCTTCTGCTGTACCCAAGCACTAGCCTCTGGTCCTTTCAGACCTTCAGGCATCTCTGCGTCTGATAGCTCGATGATCTCCTCTGCTAGCTTATCAGCCCTGTCTTCCACAGCCTTGTCGTACATGGCTCTGAACTCTGGGCTGTTGTTGATCATGTTTCTAGCCATCGAGTAGCTTGGCATCCCTTCAGCCTTCAAGACGCTAGTTAGGCTCTTGCCTGCGCTTATGCCTTCAGCGATCTGCTTCCAGACAGGGTTCTCAATCGGGAAGATAACTGGCCTTCCCATCTTCAGGATGCGAGGCAGCTTCTCAGATTGCTCCGATTCGATACTTTTATGCGTGTAATCAACTGCGTTTTCCATTTATTACCTCATGCGCGTGTGCGTAGTAAAACATTTTCTTGCTAAAAAGTGTCCAAGCCTAGTGTTTATCAGGGTTTAGTTATTGTCACTTCTTTTTGTGTTGTCGCCAATAGTCATCCTGTCTATCCTATCTTTACCTTTGTCTTACCCTATAGGAAGAGTAGAGATAGCTTCTCCGAGACTAATGCTTTTTTACTCAATCCATTTACCTTCATCCTTTAGCCTTTGCTTTGTTTTTCTATAGGCTTCATCCCACATTTGCCTTCTCTGTTCTTTGCTCAGATGTTGGCCTTGGTCTAGTTCAGCATGGCAAGTCTGACATAAGGCGGCTGTGAATATGTCGCTTGCTTTGATTCCTCTTCCCTTTCCATGCTCTGCCCAATTTGAATGTGCTGCCTGAGTCTGTCCTTCCATTCCACAATTCTGACAAGGTAGGCTTGCTACGTTCTTTAGGTGGGCTTTGCTACGAAAGTAGCTGAACTTTGGAATTGCAATCATTTTTTATCGTAGTCACCGCGCAAAAACTTTTCACGCTCAATTTCGCTGTAAGCCCAAATTGCACCAAAGGCTATGCCAGCTAAAGCACAACACAAAGCATCAAGCCAAATATTTCCTGTTGTCATGTAATCTCCACCACATCTTTACCTTTGCTCTTGATGTGATTCGCTGTCTTACGAATCATCTTCTCGTATTCCGACCTTGGAATGCTTGTCCTCTGAAGGTCGTGAAACTCCCAAACATCATGGATTGCCTTAATTCCTGCGCCTGATAAGCCCATTTTCTTGGTTTCTTGATACCTTTGGGCTGCTTCCAACATGGCAGTCTGGGCTTCTTGGCAATATGGCAAGACTTCAGGGCCAATCCCTGACTTTCCCATCGTTTCGGCAATGTTGATCACATCAGCTAGCCAACGCCAATCTTCTGTCGTTCCCATGCCCTTGGTCATTGCGTCAATGGCTGAAAGCTCACACAAGCGCAGTTTGTCCAAGGATTTATCGTCTGCTATGGATGCGCCAGCGATTGCATGGGCGATTGGGTTAATGTTTGTTGACCAAACCTTGCGCTTACAGCGTTTTTTCATTAAGGGTTACTCCATGTTCTGCACACCAGGCGGTTAAAAAGTCCACGAACTCACTTGCTTGCTCCTTTGTAAAGCTACGAGTCTGTTGCCCAAGCTGAACAACACCCGTCATGTCTAGGCTTGGCACAACTTTGCCTGAGTTGATATTCTTTTCCTTACAAAACTGCCAAACCAATAGCCTTTTCCAATCGTCAGCATCCCATTTAGACCCCATGTGCTGTGATTGTTGGGCTATGTCTCGCAAAATTGCGTGATATTTTTTCTCTTGGTCACGGCTTTTGCTTGCGTCTTTGACTTCCAACGTAAGTTTTCTGCCAGATTCAAGCGCCTGAATGACTTTAGGCCACAAGTTGTTCATTAACGCTGACGCTTGGGGCTTATCAATAAGGTCGTATCTCATTTGGACTCCAACTCAATCAGCAAATCAATGTAATGCTTGGCTTTTTCCAAGTCTTTGATGCCGTTTTTGTCTTTCCAACGGCTGATGTATTTGATGACGTTGCCTTCCATGTAACCAATGTCGTTGGCATGGATGTACTCAATGGGCTGAATCTTCAGCTTTTTGTAGTGGTCACCATCAACTTGTGTGTCCAATGCGCTCATATAACCCCAATCATTCTTAAAGCCTGTTCTGGGCCTTCAATTCGTTCCAAGCGACCACCAACCCACTTTTCAAAAAAAACCTGTTGTAGCTTCGTTAAACCCTTTTTGGAGTTGGTTTTAACCTCTACCAAGTATGTTTGCCCGTTGTAGCCAACCAATAGATCAACTGGCAAGCCAATAATCCAGACGTAAGCACCAGCAGCGCGTAAAGCAGAAACGATTTGATCTTGGTTTGCGTCAACCCTTGCTGCATATCTCATTGGACTTCCAACGGCAAAGTCACCACAGGCAGGGCAATCAGGCTTTCTTTTGCCCATTCAACGCCAAGGTCGTAAGCATTTGACATGGCGGTTATGGTGTTTTCGTCACATCCAACGCCACGCAGCATTGCAATCATGTCTTCTTTGGTCATGTGTTCTTCTCCTTAATGCCGTGGGCGGCTTCGATTGCTCTGGTTAAGTCTTTCCAAAACAATGCTGGTGGCTCGTTGCCATTCATCTCAATCACAATGTTTGCAATCTGCTCATCCGTCAGCGGCTTGCGTTGTTGTGGTGTGGTATCGCCAAAAACAAGCGGTCTTAAAATATTTGTTGGAGCCCAGTCATAGCCAGCCTCGTGGATGACGCCATTTTGATTCATATGCGCCACAGGCTCACCCTGCTCTTGCTTGGCTGCTTTCAACTCACGCGCCAAAGCCTCGCACTGTGGACAGAAGTTTGATTGGCCTTCTTGCTTGGCTAGTGCTTCTTCTAGGGCTTTGATGGCTTCCTTATGGTTTTCAGCCAACACTTTCAAGCCTCCGACTTTTCCTTGCCGTGTTGGATAGTTTCCATAAAGTTTTTCTGCGTTGTAGGCATCTTCAATCACCAAATCAACCGAATTATTCAACGCTTCAAGCGCCAGATTCATTGCTTCTTTACTCATAGCGGTGCATCCTCTGATTGTTTGCGTTGCTGTTGCGCGTATTGTTTGATTTGCTTGGCAGTCCAAGGAACTGCGCCTGTTGCGGGTGGGAAAGGCCACATCAGAGCATCTCCAATGCAAAGTCAATTGCTACCAACGCTTTTTCTTCAAGGTCAAATTGGTTGCTCATAAAGTTTGTTTCTGTGCTTTCCAACGCTTGACGCGCCAAAGTCAGGGCTTGCTTGAGTTGCTCAATCAATGCTTGTTCGCTCATTTGGTCACCTCGCTATCAACAATGCGAATCAAAGCGGCAATCATGTCCTTGGCTTGACTTTTGGTCAAAGTGACATGGCAACGTGCCGATTCCAAGACCATGCTGACCCATACTTCATCACCATGTGCATCAATGTTGATGTGACGGCGCTTGCGTGTCGTTTCAATGCGTGTTTCAAGTTCCATTTCATAACCTTTCATTTGCGTTCGTTTAAACGCTCTCTTACTTCTTCCACAATGCCCACAAACAACCCAGAAGGGTCATCTTCAAGCTCCTCTGCCCTTGCCTTGGCGTAGGCTATCCAACCACGCATCAGAGCCATATCGGTAAGATGTTGGACTTGCTTCTCTCTCAAGTTGTCCAATGTCCAAGTCACCTGTTAGCTCCAATGCTTTATTGATTGTGTCAAGATTATATGACAGATTATCCTTGATTCCATCAAGAATTTGATGTGCTTCAAAATAATTCATTGGCTCAAGATTCTCCAAGCTGTTGCGGCACAGAGTGGAACTTGTCCATTTCCAATGGCTTTAAGTCTGTCCACGCCAGCGGCCACCCCATCAGCCATTCGACCCACATCGGGTTCAGCTTGCCACCAGCGTGAGTTGCTAGCGTAGGCGTATTCCTGTTCTGTTCGCTTGGACTGTTGCACTCCTTGGCATTGTGTGCTGTCGGCGTTGGAAATCTGTCCCGAACTGCTTGATTTATTGTGTATTGAGCTGGCTGTCCAGATTTGCGTTTTGGTGTCCAATTTGGCTGTGTCCCTCGTTGACCGCAATTGGCATCTGGGGTTGGCCAAGTTTGTTCCGACAATCCAGATTCTGTCCCTCTGATGGTTTGCTCCAACATCCGCTGCTCCCAACACTCCCCATCTCGCATCAAACCCCATTGCGGCCAAGTCTCCAAGAACTCGTCCAAGTCCCCTAGAAGTGAGCATTGGTGAGTTTTCCACGAACACGAATCTGGGTCGTACTTCGTGAATGATGCGCGCCATTTCTCCCCACATTCCGCTTCGTTCTCCGTCAATTCCTGCGCCTTTTCCTGCGGCGCTAATGTCTTGGCATGGAAATCCGCCAGATACAACGTCAACAATTCCTGCCCACGGCTTTCCGTCAAAGGTTTGAACGTCATCCCAAATCGGGAAAGGCGGGAGAAGTCCGTCATTTTGTCGGGCGCACAATACGCTTGCTGGATAGGGTTCCCATTCAACGGCGCAGACTGTTCGCCATCCGAGAAGTTTTCCACCGAGGATGCCGCCACCAGCGCCTGCGAATAAAGCCAACTCATTCATTTTTCTCCCCTGTAATCTTCCTCTGCCATTTGGCAAAAGATAGAACATTCAATGTTTTGCTCGGTTGGGTAATGCCCATCGGTAGGTTTGAGTTCGTCAAGGTAACGGTCTTTAAACACTGTCTGACCCTTAAAACGCTCCAACTTAGCCATGCGGTCAAAGTGTTCAGGAAAGTCCACCTTAATCTTGTTCCAGTACCCCATGCCACCTTTGACGCAACCAATGCAGTTGTTGTTGTGATAGCCAAGTCGATACATCTCAGGCAATTCAATGTTGGCATTTCGCAACATAGCCAAGCAATCTTCTTTTGAAAGTCCCTTGTCAATTAGCGGTGTCCAAATGTTTACATCGTTGTTTGCATCAATAAATCTGTCTAAACGCGCTTGTTCTTCAGCCGTGTAACCAAACACTTGGCGGTCGGTAACTTCCTCAAACCGCTGGCGAACCTGTTTTTTTAATGCTCTTGTGCAAGGTGCGCCTTTTGGGGTTCGGATGTAGTTTTTCTCAAAAACCCGATAAATTGAGCCTTCGTAAAAATCATTCCGCAAAATTTGAATTTCTTGACCAAACCAAGTCTCGCAATCTTTCAAGAATCGCTTGTTGTCTGGGTGTTCTTCTGCCACCTCGGTGTACGCAATGATTAAAGGCAACTTACCAGCGTTTTCAGCTATGGCAAGTTTTGTAGCGACTGCGCTTGCGGCTCCGCAGCTAAACCAACATACGATTCTCATGCTCGGCCTTTCAAAAGTTCAGCAATTTGTTCTTCAAGATGCTGAATTCTTCTATCTTGTTCACCAAGTCTAAAAATCAAAACATCTAACAAATCTTTGATAAATGCCCAATCATGTGAAGTCATACTCCAACCTTCCATTGTTTAGCCAATAAACGAACGCTCTCAGGAACAGGCGCAGCACGTTTGCTGTCTTCCTCAATCTTCCGCAACGCAGCGTCTTGGTTTGGCGGTGGTGGCGTTGTAACGTGAGCCACATCATATTTGTTGGCAAAAGGCTGTCGCTCGTTTGGCTTTAGCCATTCAGCTTGCAACCCCTGTGAACCTCTTGCACACCAAACTGTTAAAAAAGCGTTTAGGCTGATTCCTGCTTTTTTAGCTTCATCAATCGCTGAACTCAAAACAGTTTGAGTCACTGGTGCTTTCTTTGCTTTACGCAATTGAAGCCAATCACGCCAAACATTTTCTGATACACCATCGGGGCAAGCAACGACAGTTGCAGCAACCTTGGTTGCCTTCTTTTCCTTTTCCTTTTCCTTTCCTTTCCCTTCCATTCCTACTGGTAGCACTACCGTAGTAGTAACGGAATCATCCAACACCTCGCATAAAGCCTTGATTTTGCTTGGGTTTTTCTTGTTGATGACTTGATGCTTGGAAAAGTTACAGATGTGACCATATCGCTTTCCATCATGCCCTTTGTAAAGCTCTATGTAACCAATACGGTGAAGCTCATCAATCATTACCGTAATGGTGTTGGAAAGTTCCCGTAATGGAAAAATGTCAGATTCAATCAGCTTTGGATGTGCATTGAAATAACCTTCATCATCCGCATGGTTAAGCAATCCAATTGCCAACAATGCAGCTTCTGGACTTACAGAAGCTAATGATTCATCACGCCAAAAGTCAGGTTTTATAGTTCTAATTCGAGCCATTGTGCTTCTCCAAGAAAAGTTTTGTTAATTCGTCTTTTGTGAAAGAACTCAAAACATCGCACAAGCTATCGAATTCGTAAGAACCCCAATATCCCATTTTTACCAATGTAAGCAAAACATTGGCTTTTGACGATTCCAAGTCAATGTGTTCATCTGCATGACATTCAGCGCATAAAGTTACAAGTTCATTTACGTCATAGTCCCAAGGGCCTTCCGCATACGGCCTGTAAACTGGATGATGTGCGTTCAATGTTTTGTCTGCTTTTCCGCAGCATCGACAAGTCCATTTATCACGCTCAAACACACGCAAACGCATTTGCTGCCAACGAGGGTCGAGCAGCTTCTCTGAATAGGTCTTTTTTGCCATAAGGCTTCTCCGCAAACTCCCAGAAAGAAACACAGGCAGGCGGGGAGTACGCTTTTCGGTCAGCTAATTACTTCTGACCTAGC